GCGCTAGATTTGGTTGATCGTATGAATTTTTTTGCCAAAGAATATTTATTTTATCTTTAGCTAATGGTATTTTTTCTGGAACAGAAGTTGTAATTTGTACTTGATCTAGAAGTTTGCTATCAACATACTTTCTTAGATATTCAAATTGAAGTTCTGTGCCACCTCTAGGATTTTGGTTTGTCATTATTTTGATTCATTACTTTCTGTAAAACGTTCAGTCCTTTCGGTGATACTTCAACCTTAATATCTTGTGCAATATGTTCTGCAGTTGTTTCAGTATTAGGGTCAGCTATATCCGCATCTCTTTCCGCTTCGTCTTTATAAATTTTATTAGTTTTAACGTTCCTTAATATGACTGTAGTTGTACAATCAATTTTTAATAAATCTTCGTTAGCCATTTTGATCCTCTCTACTAATTTCTAATATCGATAATGTAGCACTTATACCAGATGTATCCGAAGTTTCAAGAGCAATTGAATCATTTTCTTCTAATACCAATGGTCCTTTTGCTACATTACATATTGTTGGACCTGATATTGCTGCATAAACAACAACAAAACTAGTTGTCACAGAATTATCTGTAATATGTACTTTAAACGTTTTGGATCCACTAGAATTTGTAACCTGTACATTTTGAATAATTGCATTGGCATTACTTGGACAAGTATAAGTCGTTACTGCTGTAGTAACCGTTGGATCATAGAATGCGTTTTTATAAAAGTTTGCCATTATGTTAAATCAACCCATTTTAATGTGCCACAAATATCATCTCCATTAGAAGCTCCTTTTGCACACAATGTTAATGTATCAGAAGAACCAGCAATTGTCTGTCCTAATTGATAGGCAAAATTAAATCCATCTTGTGCAAATTGCAAATTGTTTGCACCTTTACCAGATAAATATGCTTGGCCAACAACTGTTCCTCCTGTAATTGTTGTAGTTCCTGTTAAATCATATTCTACATTATCAGAATAACTGGTATATGAAAATGCTGTACTTGGTGTAGCATTAAGTCTTAATTCTATTTGAAAATCAGAGTTAGAAATAGCGGATGCTGCAATATCAATTGGAATAATAACCGCATAAGGTCTTCCTGATTTAATTCTAATTGTTGCTAAATTATAATACGTTCCGGCTGTGGTTAAATTAACTCCACCTAATGATGCTGTTCCAATAGATTGACGTAATCCTTCTGGAGCATAACCACCTTCAATCATAGCAGTTGAACAAACTTGTTGTAATACTGCTGCACCTGATATAGTTCCCGTAGTTTCAATTTCATATCGAATAGGTAAGTTTGCAGTCTGCATATAGACAGTTGTTAAATCATTCGCATTTAAAAATGTATGAGCAACAATAAATTTACCGTCAATAACAAAACCAACTCTTACTGCTCCCATACCTAACCATTCATAATCAGTAAATAAAATTGTAGCTTTATCTACATTTAAACTATATCCACTTGCACCACTACCATCGAGTTTATCTCCATTCCAAGAAGATTGAGATATTTCAGTATCAACTGCAGATCCCGTTACATACGTTCGTCTTACAATTTTTAATGTAGTGCCATCAGCATAAAAAAATATTCCATTGTTTGCATCAAAGGTTCCTACTTTTTGTTTAAGATCTGCTTCCGGAGTATTCATTACAAATGTATTTAATATTAATAATGATTTACCCGGTTGATAACTCATCACTCTTTTTGATTGTCGAATAACTTTATCACCACTAGCTGTAGTTACATTTAAATTAACGGTTGATTTATTTGCTGTATAAGTAACGGTTCCTGAGCCTGTTAAGTCTTCATCAAAGAGATTGTTCTTTGACATGACATTTTTAGAATCAAATATAGTTAAAGGGTTTGATACTCTTAATCTACCAAATGCATCATAAGCAGTAGAACCATCTCCACCACCGATTACGGTTGGTTCTGTATTTACATTGTTACACGCAGACATTAGTACCTCGTATTAAACCAACTAAATCTTTCAGTTTCTTTTTTTAAATCATCTTGATATGAAAAATTTAATTCACTTTTTAATGTAGCAATGGCTTCTAATATTTGTCTTTGGTTTTCGACATCATATTCTTGTTTAGGTTCTGGTATATATGAATTTACTTTAGCCATTAGTTATATGTGCCTCCTTGATAAGGATCTGTGTAATCAATTATATCTAAGATACCTTTGTTTACAGGAGCACTTTCAATATATTCTCTGTCTCTATATCCTTCATAGTCATTTAAATCCATGTTAGTAGGTATATCATTAACTTGTAAGTTTTGCATTATACCTGTTGGTCTTAAACCACTTCCTCTTCCTTGATCCACACTTACACCAGGTCTTTGAAACAAACCAAACTCGCCTCTAGCATAATCTGCTAATGTATCATAGTTTCTCATACTAGGTATTGAACTACCTACTTTATAAGCTACTCCTAAAAGAGGATTTAATAAACCTAATATACCACCAAATATAGATTTACCAAAACCACCTGCTTGACTTAATCTAGATTGAAATTGATCTGAAGCATAAGGTTGTACTGCTCTATAGCCTCTACCTAATATATTATCTAAAAAAGAACCTGTATATTTTCTTGATGGTCCAAATACAGTTGAACCAAAATAATCCATTTTTTCTCTTGGATCAGCTAATGTTCCTACTGCGCTTTTAGTTACTCCAACATCTTTATCTCTATCTTGTACAGAATCTCTTCGGCCGTATCCACCTTTTTCACCACCTTGATATCCGCCACTAAGACCGGTATTTGCTGCTCGAGTATCACCTTTAACTCCACCCATATCAGCACCGCCTCCAAAATTTTGTCTATATAAAATTCTTTTATCTATCATTAACGTCTACCATCCGGTTGTACATCTACTCTTAATGTTCCATAACGCCAAGTTTCACCCACAGCGTCATTAGCTATTTTAATTGAAAGCAGTCGACCTCTTGCTCTAGTATCTACCTTATCAGTAGATGATGTAATTGTAAAGGGACCAAGTGGTGAGCTTGATGCTGTGTTACTTGGATAATCATTTAATAATAATGTTATTTTTGAATTACCAGTCAATACTTGAAAATCAGGTATAAATCTTTTCATTGACATAATAAATTCACCATCACCTCTAAAATCAGCTATGCCAGTTGATTGGCCTGCGATTCCTCGTCTTGCTGATATATCAAAATCTCCTGACTGAATATATGCATTAATTGAAGTTGTACCTGATGAATTGATTTGATCAGTTCCTGTTTCATGAGCATAGTAAGTTGATGCTCCATATAGATTTGTAATTCCTTGAATATTAAAATTAGGTGTAGCTGTTGAATTATATTGTGTTGCATAAGGTACATCAAATACACCGGTGTCTGCATATGATGATCTAGCTAATGATCCAGTTGTCCAACAGTTTTCTCCATAGTTATAAGTAACACATCTGTCAATTTGTGTACTTCCAGCTTTTGGATAAAACCATGTTACTTCATTATATAGAGTATTATGTTCACCATAAATAATCTGATTTGCATTATAATTAACACCTAAATTATCTCCTGTAGTTGTAAATACAAAATCTTCTACTAAACATGGAAGTGCTTTAACCGTTCCATCAAATGCAAAAAATCCACCTTCACCTGACATCCAGAATATCATACCATTAGAATAACTAACTGCATTTTGTCCGATACATCCACAGTTTGTTCCAACTTGTCTAATACTAAATGTAAACGGTGGACCAACAAATTGAATTACATAAGCTGCGCTATCTGTTAATACAAATACATAATCTTTACCTTGAACAGCTGCTACAATCCTGTTTCCTGTATCTAATCTAAATGTACCTGCAGTGTTTGTTGCTGTTGGTTGGTATGTTGAATAGTCTTCTTGATTTGAGAATCTTATAAACATTGGATCTTGTGTAGTTGAATCACCAATCGTTGTCTCAGTTCCAAAGTGAAATAAATGTCTATCTCTATCTGATACCAAAGTTAATCTTGTTTTAGTAGGAGCCCCTGACATTAAACTTGCTCGTATACTTCTTGCGCCTGCTGCACCAGCATCCCAAGTAAATGTTCTACCATTATGAATGGTTGCAATTAATATTTCTCCAAAGTTATCAAGACTCCAGATGCCTGGATCCAGGATCACGTCACTGGTTGTACGCTCCGTGCCCCATGTTGAATCTCCCCATAAGTATGTACCCCATCCATAACCTGCAGTTTGAAATGTTGGACCAACAGTTACGTAAGGATCTATTTGTGCTGAACCTGTTCCTGAAGTTGTAGCTGCAGAGTTAGATGGCATTGTAATGTCAAAAGCATTTGCAGTTACATTTGATATCTCAAATGTATTATTTTCAAAATCAGTTGTTGCATAACCTGATCCTGTTGGAACAGTAACTGATGAAAACGTTACATATCTTCCAGCGCTTAATCCATGAGAAGTTTTGTTTACAGTAACTGTTGAAGAACCGGTTGATGCATCAAAATTAGCTCCAGTAATTCCTGTATCTAAAGGTGTAATGTCATAAAACTTATCACCATAGTATAAAAACAAACCTTGTGATGTACCGATTGCTGCATACTTCTCACCAGCTAAAGATGTCCATGTATGTTGAGCTCTAGCTGCACCGGGAAGAGTTTCATTATCAATAGTTAGTTGTTCCCAACCACCTATTTTTTCTGGTAAGCCATATCTAAATCTAACAAAATCACCATCAGTCCATTGAGACTCTGCTCCTGATTGTGTTATTTGTTTATTAAAACCTGGTTTAAATTGTAGTTTCTGAAGCATAGCACCTCATTATATATGCTTTTTATTATTTTGATAGTATTATATTATATACAGTTTTACAAATAAAAATGTTTATAATCGTCTGTAAACCAAGTAGCTAATATACCTCTTTGACCTTTAATAACTTCAGTTACACCATGAGATATATTGCTTCTAAAAATTAATGTATATCCTTTTTTAGGAGTATGCTCAACCCCATCTACTACCGTTTTTCCTCCTTCATAGTCATCATTTAAATAAGTAATAGCACTTATATATCTTGGTTTTAATATATTATTAACTTCTTCAGGATTATCTGGACTACCGTCATCAAAATGATTTTGCATACTTTTACCTTTGTTCCATAAAACTAAATCTGCGAAGTGAGGATATATTTCTTTTTTATATTTTAGTGAAATTAATATGCTTAATTTTATAATATAATTTCTAGTTAATTTTTTAGTTGGAAAATCTTTTATAAGCTCATAAAAAACATTATTACCTTCTTGCCAAGGTCTACAATTGTTTTCTCTATAAGTGCCGCTTGTTTGATCTAATAATGATTTATAAATTAAATCACAATCTTTTTCTTCAATTAATTTTACCAAACCCATGATACAAATGAATACCTTGTTCCTTTCTTTACTTCATTTACTTTATGTTTAAATAAAAAATTAGATGGAAATATTAATAAATCTCCTTGTTTTAATTTTATTTCTTCTTTACCAAACATTATAAATTCACCACCTTCGTAATCATCATTTAAAATTCCAACTAAAGAAAGTGTCGGAATACCTTTTCTTTCTCCATCAAATATACTTTGAATATGATCAATATGCTCAGCCATTTTTTTATTTTCTCTGTAAATATTATACCTAGCAGCAGAATATCCACTCCAACTGGTAAAGAAAGGTATATCTAAATAATCAACATAATTTCTTATACCATTCCACATCTTATCCATTATAATTTTATTGTTTTCAGTGTATAACTCTGAAACAGAGAATTCCTGTTCTCCACTTCTATTTTTGTTTGTGTTAGTAAGAGGATTATAAAAAGTATGCTCATACCATTCTTTCTCACAATTCTTTAAATCTTTTATAGTATTATTACAAAGTTCTTTTTCAAAAAAAGAAGAATATACTTTTATATATTTATTTAAATCTACTTTCATTTATTTATTATAATATTCCATTCTAAATTTTCAGTTAAGTCTTCTAAAAATATTCTAGTTATTTTATTTTTATATATATAATTATGTAATTCTTCTACATCAACAATAATCCATTTATTTTTTTCCTCATAAACAATTTTATCTGCTTTAGTTTCTGTGCTTCCTTCTTTTCCTTGTAAACTACTCGTATTCAATCTTTGTAATGCTCTAGTATCAAATTTAAATTTTTGATTTAATCTTTTTTTTAAAACTCCTTCAACATTCCATAATTCTTCTTGCTCTTGTTTTTTAGTAGGATAACTAACATCTTTAAGTAAATTAATAAAATTATTTTTGATTTTCGACATGATTATTCATTGCAAAATTATTTCTTATCCAATCTGGGCCATCTAATAGATAACAGTACCAACCAGTTACAATATATTTTTCTTTAGTATTAGAAATTTGTCCTCTATGAGTATGAGTCCAATCTGCTGGCCAAATAAGTGTTAGACCTTTTTCAGCTTTAGTTGTTATATTTTGATACATAAATTCTGTACCTCCATCGGGAACATTATTTAAATAAGTCATAAAAACTAATAATCTATCAGTTACAGTTAAATTAGCTCTTTCACAATGCCAGGCTTTATAACCTTCTCCTGGTTTATAAAATTGAATATTATAACCCTTTGACACATTAAAACGAGGCTGCCTATTTAGTTCAGGATATTCTTCAACATAAAGTTCTAAACATTTTTGTAAATATTTTCTATAAGCAATCATCCTTTCATCTTTTTCATAAAAAGATACAAGTACATCTGTAGATACTTTATTAGATACATTTACATCTGTAACCCATTGTTTAGTTTTTTCATCAAATCTGTGAGTGCATCCTTTTACTTTTTCACTTTCTTCATAAAAATCTATAACTCCATCACAAATATTTTTAGGTATATACCACCCACCCATACAATCTTTTTTTTCAAACTTATATTTTTTAAGCATTTATTTAAATTGGGGTCCTGTTATCCAAGCAACTAAAGATTCTCTTTTACCTTTTGTAACAGGTTTAACTTCATGTTCTACAAAACTTGGAAAAACAACAGCATGTCCTTGTTCCTTTTTAACAATAGTTTCACCTAATCCATTATATAAAACTAATTCTCCACCTTTATAATCTTTTTCATCGCTTAATTGGATAGTTAAAGATAGTTTTCTTATAATTATTCCATAAGCTCTATCCGGATGTCTTATAAAAAAATCACCTTTTTTATAGCTACAATATTGAAGTCCTTCTGATAGACCTTGAATATCAAATTTAAAAAATTTATTATTTAAATCGAGTATACAATTTTTAATTTTTTCAAAAACCCATGAATTTTCATCATTTGGAAAAACCCAACTTACATTGGATTTTCTTTTTTCAGGTGAATAAGTTTCACCTTTTCCACCATTACCAATTACACCAGCTTGTATTGTATTTTGTTCATAAATATATTTTTTAATTTTTTCACATTCTTCTTTTGTGAATAAATTTGACCAAGCGAATAAATGAATATTATCTTTAAATAAAGGATAATATGTGCTTAATTGATTATCTTTCATATTAATCTAATTACATCTTTATCAGATTAAATAAAAAAGTCTAGAGTTAGATATTATATTTTGGATCTACAATCCAATTTGTAGTGTCTTCATCCCACACATAAGCAACTGTATTAAAATCAGCTGGTTTATCTACAGGAGCTTTCCAAGTATAATTATTAGTGTCTAAAACCCATGAATTATATGGTTTAGGAAGTATGAAAGCATCTGCTTCTGAGTTATAAGTACCATTTCGTGAAGGAGGATTATATCTTCTAGCTTTAGATTGTTCATTTTCTGGTGCAACAACATAATTTAAATTTTCATCAAATTTGTAATAAACCCCACCTTTAGTATTAACAGAGCCTTGTACCCAATTAGCATCTGTTCCTCCATGTAAAGATTTTAAAAGGTCTTTTCCTTTTTGCTCATCTTCTGGATTACCTAATACTTCATTAGCTACCTTATGTACTTTAATAACATTTCCGTCATCATCTATTCTTGCAAAAGTAGCCATTATGCTGTGTAACTCCCATCACCTGTGTATTTTAATATTGTATCTGATCCACTTTCTGTAACTGTTGGACTTCCTGTAGTTGTTCCAGAATAATCAGCAGTTGCCATTCTTAAAATTACAATTCCTCTAAATCCGTCTCCACCTCCAGCTTGGCCTCCGCCACCTCCAGAGCCATCAAAAGTACCAGGGTTTCCAGATTGTCCAATATTATTTCCGCCGTTTCCACCGCCGCCAGATCCGCCAGATCCACCGCCGCCGCCTTCATCGCCTCCACCAGCACCGCCAGCTCTTGTTTGAGTTGATCCATCTATTGCTGAGTCTAATCCATTACCACCATTTGCACCACTTGCAGCATTTCCAGCTCCACCGCCGCCACCTGATCTATATGGAGGGGAACCTCCTCCACCAGCTGCACCAGGAGTACCTTGTCCAGGTGTACCTGCTCCTCCAGCATTAGTTTGAGCGTAATTACCTCCACCACCAGATCCTCCAGGATCAGCAGTTCCATATCCGCCACCTAAACTTGTAATACTTCCAAAAACACTATTTTCTCCGTTTTGATTCGAATCTTCAACTGATCCTGCTCCAACTGTAACTGTGTATGTTGTACCACCAATTACTTCAAGTGGACTTTCTGTTGGAGAAGAACCTCCTGATGTTTCTGATGCATAAGAATTTCTATATCCTCCAGCACCTCCACCTCCTCCTGGTCCTCCATTTACAGCCGCTCCTCCGCCTGCAATAACTAGATATTGAATATTATATACTGCAGCTCCGCCTTTACGTTGACCGTAGCCTCCTGCGGATCCTGCTCCGAATGAACCTATAATTGGCATCTTTCTATAAACCTCCTATTATGCAAACTGTGTTTGAGAAGCTAACACTGTAAATGTTGCCGATCCTGTTTTTATAACAGTATATGTGTATACATCAAGTGAGCTAGCATTACCTTCTGTGGGTGCTGCACCACCTTGCCATTCTGGAGTAACTGAACTACCATCAACTTGTACAGCTGAATTGTAGTATGCAGTTCCACCTTGTTTAACAATGTGGGCTACAGTAATAGATTCTCCAGTATCCATAATTGAATCTAAAGAGTTTGAACCATCACCTCTAATATTTAATGTCCAGTTTCCTGAAGCATCTGTAGTATAGTTTAATACTGCTTGTGTAATTACATCGTAGTTAA